GGAGATGCACTGCTAAGTGCGATCTCCCCTGGGATAACTGTTTTCACAGCACCCAGATGAAGAGTCCCTATCTGAGCCGCTATTAACGGTCTCCAGGTAGGTACTTAGACTCTCCCGCATGGCCAAAAGGCCTGGTCTCACCCTTAAACAGGCGAGCTCCACCTCAACTTGATGTCGACGCGTTGAGGGCGTCCAGAACGCTCCAAGTGTTTGTCATCTACCCGAGGGGAGCTACCCCACAGGGTGGCATCATGAGTGATCCCAAAGGGACCACTAATAGATGCACCAGACTCCAACCAGTGCAGCTGCCGGTTACGGTCAGCTACATCTGATGGGGTGTCCAGCTTGAGAATACACTTGAGAAGGGCACCAGCCCCCTCGATCTTATCGATCGGGGGTTTGGCCACCAAAACAAAGCCCCTGACTAAGGGGCTTTGGTGACTCGGGTGAACTCTGTCGAAAAGCGATACCCAAAGGTATCACCAACGAAGGACACCCGGCCCAGCAAGGAGGAATCTCGATGTACCGTTGGGAAGAAATTAATCAACCCTTCGATTTTATCATCAAGATATCTCACGGTCTTCCAGTAACCACTCATATAGAGTTGGTTCCGTAATGACACGAGAGACTGGACCTCCTCAGCATCCTGCCGTCGTGTTGGAAGTACGCGACGGACACGTACAATGCTAACGTCGTGTCCATCGTAGTACTCCTTTCCGCAAGACTCTCTGAACTTTCCAGTCCAGAATGACTTGCTCGAACCAACTCGAGCTCCAAAAAGCTCAAGCGTTCGAACGACGGTATGCACATGGTCTACAGGGACAATAAGATCATCCCCATAGACACGCACCGATCCGCTAAGACGTTTTACGTCCTCGCGGGAAAGTGACGTGTTAAGCGATCTTTGAATCCCGACGAAGATCATGGTCGTAAAGACCATTGCTTCCATCGGGAAGCAAAGTGCTGAACCCATAGACGCGTATTTGGCAAGGCGATAAACCTTGCCGCCTACGACAGCCCGTCTGGACCTGGTTGCATCGATAGCCCTAGCTAAATTGGGCCACCGAGCTACCATCGTCCGAACGAGCTGATTCGAAACACGGTCGGAAGCGTCGCTCAAATCGAGCGTCGCGGTTCGGTTATCAATCGAACCTTGCTTAGCCAACTCCTGATTAGGGAGCTGGTTATCAAACCCGATCAACCTCGTGAGGAGTCTATCCCTCTCGAAGTTCAAGGTGAAGTTCTGGTAAACTGCCTGCTGCATATACTGCATACAGGTAGGTTCCATAGCTATCACACGGGGTGTTTTGAGCGTTTTAGGAACAAGAGTTACCTTTACAGGTTCCTCTTCTCCGGGTTCGAGGGTGACTACATCATCCAACGTGCGTATAAAACGCCAGTTGGGAATGATGTAACTCCGCGACGGAAATACGTCTTGGAGTCGCCTAGTCCAGGTCCGCTGATTCCACTTCTGGTTTCCCAGAACGCGGTCAGCGGTTGATCCTGGTCCATGCTTCGGAACGAGAGCCCCAACAAAGACATCTCTGTCAATTTGGGAAAACATCTCGCCGAACAGCAGCTCAGACATTTGTCGGAACTCTTCAAGATCTCTCTCAGAGAGCTCCGCATCTGAGCGGCGGACATCCTGCTCACACTCTAAATAGCTACGTATGGCTTCTGCATTCCTTGCATTACTACAAGGAAGCAGAATCTTACCAAACATCAGTGTCAACTGACGAATGGCTAAGATAGCATCCACACATGGCTCTTGGAGTAACAAGCCACTACTCCGGTCGAACACACGGTTGAAGAAACCTCCGAGAAATCGGGGGAGACTTCCCCCACGTTCATTACTGAACGCGGGGTGGATACCGGCCTTACCTTGATCAAGCCAGCTTTGGGCTGACTTTCCAAGTTCAGGCAGGGTTATCGTTAAAAATGACAACCCCTCATGTTCGACACGACACGCGACGGTATTAATGTCGCGTATGGCGCTAGTGCAACATCTGTCGGCCGATTCCTCGGCCAACATGGACCAGAGTGACATCAGGCTTTTCACCTGTCCCTGTTTTAACAAGGGTAACCTCCTCTATAGGAGATTCAGGATCCATAGCCTATGGACTGAAGCGACATCAAGTCGCACTCAGATGAACACTCCCTCTACCCACCACCCCATCCCGGTTCAAATCCGGGGTAGGGGTAAGTGGGTCACGGAGGGGGTGCACCATCTAAAGTCCGCTTTTAGTCACTCGCAACTAAGGTCTAGCCGTAGAGGACACGCTTTCGCAGGTCCTCCGGCATCCTTTTCAGCAACTCCGCCACGTCAATCACTTCCCCGTACAGGGCGTCAAGGATGTGGATCTCGCGATCCACCTCCAACGCCTCATGTACGTGGTTGGTGATGATATAGCGGAACGAAGAGTAGCCATTTGAGGCAACTTCGGCGGCGTTAGCCAACCGAACTGCCCTCATGGCTTCCCTCAGTGCTCTGGGAACGTATTCCCTAGAGGTTGGTAGTGCCATTTTACTGGTACATCCTTTCTCGAGGGGTTCCCCGAGTCGTTGTTGTAGGATTGCCTTTACGGCAAGACACCATGGAGCAATGTCCCTTGCGAGACACGAACATGTCTTACGACAAGCTGACTCCAAGTCCGACGAGCAGTTGCTCAACGAAACTGGAGTTAACCAGCTCCCTCAAGGACAGATGAATGAAGTCGAAAACCACGACTACCAAGAGGACGGTTTTATAGCCGACCTTTAGGTGAACCGTGACTTCCGCTCCATCATCTGGCCGAGGATGTTCAGAACGGTGGACCACCGGTGACACTTTCGGGCCTTCCAGCCCGGAGTTGTCCTCCGACGGACCATCATTCTCGCCACTACGACTCGCCACCAAGAATCTTGGTGACGACCGCATTCGAAGCGGCCGTTAGCTGGGTGTTAAAGCCCGTCCAAACGGCCAAGGCTTCTGCCCCCGTATAGCCAGCAGGCGGCAGGTCGAAGACCGTGTAAACGGCCATTCCGACCTTGACGTTATCTGCTGGCCTAAAGGGGTCAGTCGTCATCTTCGCATGGTCGATCCGGACCAAGCGACGCGTCCTCTTCCCATAGGAATGGGACGCGAGAAGCTTGATCAGGCCGTCAGCACTCAGGTATTCCGACTCCGTCTCATCCACGCTTACGCGTGGGAGCGAAGTCGTTGTCCCCGAAATGGTGACGGTTTGTGGATCGGTTAGTGCCATAGGCATCACTCCTAGAGGTCGGTTCTCGACCTCCATTTGGCAATTGACGCAGTCAACTACCCTTCTTGCTACCTCGGGTAATACCCAAAGCTGCAAGAACGGACAACTGGTACGGTGACAAGCCGGACCAGGAAAGTCCAAAACCAAAAGGGTTGGCCCGACGACGCATCTTAGTCTCAGTTATGAGATCAAAAGATCCGACGCCGGAAGAAGTTCCGACATAAACATCATTCGGATTCTTCTTTGTATGAGTATCTTTAACGATGGTATGTTCCATCATGTACCCATACAGCACAACAAGCTGCTCACCAGTCACTCTTGACAACGTCGAGAAGACATCGCCAAAATTCGAGAACCAGTCAGCAGCCCAGGTCCACGGCGTGAGATTCCAGATAACCTCTGGAGTCAGTTCCAGGCCCAGGATTTCCCTGGCGTATAGCGCAAGTCCATCTAATGCACTCCGGGAGTCATATCCGGAAGGCAGAAAATAGACAAACGCTCCTGAGAACCAACGTCGTTGAACAATAGTTCTAACGACAACACACGTCGTATCAGATCCTGCCGGCGACAGATTCGGTAAATTCCGCTGGGCATAAAAGCCCCCGGTACCTACCGAAGATTCCGTCACTGACAAGACCTCTTCTCTCGTTGGAAAGCTAAACCGTCTACGCACGATACGTCCGGCGTCCCGCTCATACTGAGCGAGGCGTTCGTAAGCATCGAGCGTACCCTGAACGAACTTTTTGAGATCGTTCATTAAGGGAGTCCAACCGAATTGAAGGTTAAGAAACTCGTCGCCAACTGAATGGCTAACTTGTTTCCCGGTCAGGCTCTTACGAGCCTGGTCGGTAACCCTCTCTAAGGTAGCACCTACGTAATGTGGAATACCATCACGCAGGAGCTCACCAAAGGTATTCGGTAAGGACACCGACGGTTTGCCAGGTGCACAGGCTGCTATCGCTTTCGCTCCCAGTTGATCTAACTGGGACACCGACGAGTTCATCGCCGGTGGATAAGGCGGCGTCCCAGAACGGGCGGTACCGGGCCATATAGGCCCGTTCCACCTACGTTCGGAACGCATGCAGTCGTTTACGTACCTGTCTTCGCGCCAAAGGCCGTTGACAGGACGCAGGACGGGATACTTCCTCTGAGTGAAGAAGTCCCCTCCAATATCCTCGTGAGATCCTACTTTACGGGATCTCCAAGGATGCACCTCAGAGTCAGTTACCTGACTCTCCGTAAGGGAAGTATAAGGATAGCTATACCTTTCGGTAGGCCATTCTACATACGCCGCATTAAAACACGGCGTTCTGTAGTACCTTAATACCTCCACACCCACGCCTAGTGGGTGTCGTATAGTACGTGTTTTACGTATCAATACGCATCACGGCAACGAGGCCTCCTAATGGTCCATGGGGGTACTCCCCCAAAGTAACCACCAACAACAGAAGCATTGCTACTTCTGCCATAGGTGGCTAGGATAGTGCACTGCGCCGGAAGGCCCCCTCGCGGGGGCC